GCCGCGCAGAACAAGATGGACGAGCACGTGGACGAGCTGCTCGAAGCGGCTAATAAGCCCCTGCCCGGTACAGTATAACACAAGGGGACCTCGTGTCCCCTTTTTTGACAGGAGGACTACAATATGACAATTCTTGAAGCTATAAACCGCACCGACCGCATAAAGCCGAACACCTACAGCAATTCCGACAAGGTGCGTTGGCTTTCGAACCTTGACGGAGTGGTTAAGAATGAAATCATTGATACCCACGAGGGCGGCGAGGACGTCCGCTTTGAGGGCTACAATGACGAAACGCTTCTTGCCACCGAGCTTCTTATCCCCGCGCCTTATGACGAGGTGTATATCCGCTATCTTGAGATGCAGATAGACTATGCAAACGGGGAATACGGCAAGTACAACAACAGCACTATCGCATATAACACAGCTTTTTCGGCTTTCGAGAAGTATTATAACCGCGAACACATGCCCCGCAGCTACGGGCAAAGATTTCTTTTCTGATTGGAGGCGAGAATATGAAGTATTACCCCGAGCTTTCGGAGCTTCCCGCAACGAGAGAAATGATTGACGTATTCAGGGGATATAACCATAATCTCCGCATAGGGGACGGCGAGTTTTTCGATATGAAGAATCTCTGCTCGGCAAACTATCCCGTTCTCTCTCCCCGCCCGAAGCGAGGCGTTTATGCTTCACCCGGCACGATTGGCGGTATGATAGGCAAGGACACGCTTTGCTACGTTGACGGACACGAATTTGTTATCGATGATAACAGGATCGATATGGGGCTGACGATAGGCACCTCACCAAAGACGCTTGTATCTATGGGTGTATACGTCATTATTATGCCCGACAAGAAATATATCAACACCGAGGATCTGACCGACTACGGAGATATTGAGGCGAGTGTGACAACTTCCTCTACCGTCACGTTTACGCTTTGCAAGAACGACGGCACAGCCTTTGAGGGTGCGGCGGTGCAGGCTACGGCTCCCTCAAATCCCAAAAATATGGACTTGTGGATTGATACCTCAAGCGTGCCTCACGCGCTGAAGCAGTATTCCGACACAAGCTCGATGTGGATAAGCATTGCAAGCACTTATATCAAGATATCCGCGACGGGTATCGGCGTTCCTTTCTCCGACGGCGACGGCGTGAGCATATCGGGCATTGAAAGCCCCGATCTTGCGGACCTGAACAGCCGTATGATCATTTGGTCGCGCGGTGACGATTACATTGTGGTGACGGGTATGCTTGACCGTGTGACAACTCAGGCGACACCTGTTACCGTTGCAAGGCAGATGCCCACAATGGATTTTATCATTGAATCGAAAAACCGACTTTGGGGCTGCCGCTACGGTACTGCTCTGAACGGTGACGTTGTCAATGAGATCTACGCCTCGAAGCTTGGCGATTTCAGGAACTGGAACAGCTTTATGGGTATTTCGACCGACTCGTGGGTTGGCGGTGTTGGTACTGACGGACCTTTTACCGGAGCTATTACGCACGGTGGGTATCCGATATTCTTCAAGGAGAGCTGTATGCACAAGGTTTACGGCGACTCGCTCCCCTTCGGCATTCAGGATACCGCTTGCAGAGGCGTGCAGAGAGGCTGCAGCCGCTCCCTTGCCATTGTAAACGAGGTGCTTTACTACAAGTCGCGCTCGGCTGTGTGTGCCTATGACGGCTCTTTGCCCGTGGAGATCTCTTCGGCTCTCGGTGACGTGCAGTACACGGCAGCCGTGGCAGGTGCGCTTGGCAACAAATACTACGTTTCTATGCTTGATATGAATAACAAGCATCATCTGTTCGTATATGACACTCTCAAGGGTATGTGGCACCGAGAGGACGATACAAAGGTGCGCGCCTTCTGCAATCACAGAGGCGAGCTTTACTATATCGACGGTGAGGACAAGCAGATCAAGACCGTGCTCGGCTCGGGAGAGATCGACGATACACCCGTGAAGTGGATGGCGGAGACCGGAATTATCGGCACCGACTCGCCCGACAAGAAGTATATATCACGGCTTGACGTGCGAATGTACCTTGATATGGGCGCGAGGGCGTTCTTTTACATTCAGTATGACTCGAGCGGTGCGTGGGAACACATTTACACCGCAAACGGCGACAGACTGCGCAGCTTCCCCGTGCCTATCCGTCCGAGACGGTGCGACCACTTGCGGCTTCGCATTGAGGGCGAGGGAAATGCCAATATTTATTCCATTTGCAAGACGATCGAGCAGGGGAGTGATATTTAATGAGCTATGACATTCGCAAACCGATGATAACGGAATCGACGGAGCGGGGACAGCTCTTGCAGATCAAGAGTTATCTCATTCAGCTTGTCGATCAGCTCAATTTTGCTTTGCGTGCGCTGGAGAGAGGCGCGGGGAACGCTTCAACCACCGAGGGAGAGCCGAGCTTGAAGCTCACGGCGGGTCTTTTTAGCGAGATCAAGAGCCTTATTATGAAGTCGAGCGACATTATTAATGCCTATTATGAGAAGATGGAGCCGAAATTCGGCGAGAAAATAGAGGAACATAACACGGCGGAAGATTCTCACGCTGACATCAGAGAGCTTATTAAGAAGCTGACTGAGACGCTTGACACGTTCGAGGACGGCGAGGACGGCGTAAGCCCTACGGTCGAGGTCAGTAAAACGGGGTCCGTAACCACTATCGCTATTACAGACGTTAATGGTACCAAAACGGCGACCATTAACGACGGAGCTAAAGGCGACAAAGGTGATAAAGGTGATAAGGGCGACACCGGTCTGCAAGGCGAGCAAGGCATTCAGGGTATTCAAGGCGAGAAGGGCGACAAGGGCGAGACCGGCAACACGGGTCCGCAAGGTCCCAAAGGTGATACCGGTGAGACCGGACCGGCAGGACCGGCGGGTGCTACGGGTGCAACAGGACCGCAGGGACCCAAAGGCGATACGGGATCTACGGGTCCTCAAGGTCCTAAAGGCGACGCGGGAGCCGCCGGAAGCAACGGCTCAAACGGCGTTTCGTGTACTCACTCTTGGAACGGCACGACGCTTACCGTCACCTCCGCGAGCGGAACATCTTCCGCAAACCTTAAAGGCGATAAGGGAGACACGGGCGCTACGGGAGCTACCGGAGCACAGGGACCAAAGGGTGATACGGGGGCTACGGGCGAGACCGGTCCTCAAGGACCAAAGGGCGACACCGGCGCGACAGGAGCGGCAGGAAAAACACCCGTCAAGGGCACCGACTATTACACGGCGGCGGATAAAGCCGAGATGGTCAATATGGTTCTTGCCTCGCTTCCTACTTGGAACGGAGGCAGCTATTAATGAAACTAATTATTTTAATCATTTACGGAGGTTAAAATGGCAACAGTCAAAGCAATTAAATACGGTATGAAGGGCGACGAGGTATCAAACCTTCAGACCTCTCTTAAAAATGCGGGTTATAACATCGACGTTGACGGCTCGTTCGGTCCGCAGACGCTTGCGGCGGTAAAGCAGTATCAGCAGAAGAACGGTCTTGACGTTGACGGTATGGTGGGACCGCAGACGCAGGCGGCTCTTTTCGGTGGGAATACGACCAAGCCTGCGGCAAGTACACCCGCGAGTACAACGCCGACTACAGGGAAAGCCTCAAATAAAGCTGCGGGTGAGACTTCGGGTAAAAACGAGGGCAGCGGAAGCGCGGCGTCGGCAGCAACTCAGATCAATTATCCCGATAATTTCTCCTATGACGATTTCTCCTACGGCGACTATCAGCAGAGCGAAACTGTAACGCAGGCACAGGCGGCACTTAATGCGGCACTTGCGGCACAGCCCGGTGCGTATCAGTCGAAGTGGCAGGGGCAGATCGACGAGATGATAGGTCGCATTCTCAACCGAGAGAAGTTTACCTATGACATCAACAGCGATGCGCTTTATCAGCAGTATGCCGATCAGTACAAGAACCTTGGCAAGCTTGCTATGCAGGACACTATGGGTCAGGCGGCGGCTATGACGGGCGGATATGGAAACTCTTATGCTCAGAGTGTCGGTCAGCAGGCATACCAAGGCTACCTCTCGCAGCTCAATGAGATGGTACCCGAGCTTTACGGTATGGCTCTTGATCAGTACAACCGTGAGGGACAGGAGATGTATAATCAGTACGGACTGCTGAGCGATCAGGAGCAGCAGGACTACGGACGCTATCAGGACTCCTATAATAAGTGGCTTGCCGAGAGAGATTATGCAGCCGGCAGATACGATTCCGAAAGAAACTTCGACTACGGTAAGTACGTAGATGACCGTAATTTTGACTACGGTGTATATGCCGATGACAGAAATCAGGCTTACAGCGAGTATCTTGACGCGGTTCAGCAGGCACAGTGGGGTGCACAGTTCGATGAAACCGTCAAGCAGAATGAAATCGGCAACCAGCAGTGGCAGCAGAGCTTTGGCGAGACCGTCAAGCAAAATGCTATCGGTAACCAGCAGTGGGAAACTTCGCGTCAGGATAATCTCAATTCCGAGGCGAAAGCATATGCGAGAGATGAAGCTATGGCTATTCTTGAATCCGGCGGTACTGTTTCCGATGCACAGCTTGCGGCTGCGGGTATGTCGAAGGAAACTGCGGCGGCTTTGAGTAATGCTTATCAAAAAGCGGCAAGCGGCAAGAGCGTTTCCGGCTCCGGCAAGTCTGATGAGGGCTCGAGCTACATTACAGAAGTGAAACAAATCGAAGAATGGAGTGCAGCAGTTCTTGAAGCTGAAACCGAAGAAGAGGCTATGCGATATATTGAGCGCCTTGAACAGTTAGATCCCGGTTTGGCGGATAGTCTGTATGATGATTGGCTGAGGGCTCACGGTCTCGGTCATAAGATTACCGATACCACCGTGGTGACGCCGGGAGGTCCGACAGGCAGCGGTGGGCGCGGCAGCGGACTCGCAGGGGTCAATAATGTGATCAAGTAAACAAGCGACAAAAGGAGGCAGGATATGTCAACTTATAAAGAGAGATACGAAGAACGCAAAAAGAAACGCGAGAGCGGAGAAAGCGGTCCTTCTTACAAAGATCGCTATATAGCAAGAAAGATCGAAAGCGGAGAGCTTGATCTTGAGGCTGCAGGCAAAGATATCACCAATCGCGTAAATACGTGGTTTAAGAACAACGAGAACTTTGTTAATAACTATAATCGCCGTTTTCAGGGGTTCACGGGGTCATATACTGACCCCTACGACTCCACCATAAACGACTGGATATCCAGCGTTACCCCGCAGAAGTCGAGCTTTGATCAAGAGGCGAACAACATTATTTCTTGGCTTGACACCTACGGTGATTACGTCGGCGGTCGTGATTGGGCGGACTCTGTAAAGAATGCGCTCAGTTCTGCCGGCACACAGCAGTCGGAAATACTGAAGAATGCTTCCGAGTACAGCAAATATTGGTCTCAATGGGAGAGCCCGGACGCATATAAACGTTATCAGAAAATATCTTCGATAGCGGATATGACTTCTGAGCAGGTCAAGAACTATCTGAACGGCGACGATCCCGTGGCTTATGTCGACGATGAAGGCAACGAGGTTACTTGGGATAGCCTTTACAAATCGAAGTATTACAAGGAATTTACGGACGCGGAGGACTTTGCGGAGAAGAGCAAATACACTTCCACTTACCGAGGCGGCGAGAAGTTCAATGCGTTCTCGGGCACTTATACCGACAGCGGCTTTGATGATATTATGTATGACTACATCAACCGCAACGAGACCGCGAAGCAGAGGCAGCACCTTACAGATCTGTCGAGTGATGCAGCATTTTTGGGGCTTGACAACAGCGAGCGCGGTGAGATGACCGACGATGAAATTGCTACATTCAACTATCTCTACGCAACCAGCGGAAGTGAGGCGGCATACGAATACATTGACTACCTGACAAGCGATCTTAATGCGCGCCAGCGTGAAGCCGAAGAGGCAAAATGGGCGAACTTTGCAAAGGAGAGCCCTGTCGGTGCCTCTGTGTTCAGCGTTATTGAAAGTCCTCTTAAAGGTCTTTCCTATATCGGACAGCTTGCGGACTATGCTGCTGACGGTGCGATCGACGAGAATGCGGGATATAATAAGTTTTCGCACATAAACAGCGCGATACGTAACGAGGTAAGCGGAACCGTTGAGGAAAAGTGGGGCGGCGTTGGCAGCTTTGCATATCAGACCGGTATGAGTATGGCTGACTTTCTCTTTAACACCGGTATCAGCGGTGGCAATTCTGCGGTATCACTCGCTATTATGGGTACCGGCGCGGCGGCTGACACCGTTATTTCTTCAAAGGACCGCGGACTTAACGACGATCAGGCGTTTATCCTCGGTACCGTTGCGGGTGCGGCAGAGATCATCACCGAAAAATTCAGTATAGATGCACTTCTCGATGCGGCGAAGCTTGGAAAGAGTGCTGTCGGATACGTTTTGAAGAATACTTTTGCAGAGGGTTCGGAAGAAGTCGGAAGCAGTGTTATCAACCTTATTGCCGATATTCTTGTCGCAAAGGATAAATCCGAGTGGCAGAATGCGCTCAACGAATATAAAGCCGGCGGAATGAGCGACAGCGAGGCTTTTTGGCACGCTGTACGCGATCAGGCTCTTTCACTTGGTCTTGACTTCCTCGGCGGCGCTATCTCCGGTGGTGTGATGGGCGGCGGCGGTGTAGCCGTGGGCGCTATCGGCAATACCATTCAGGGAAAAGAATACAAGGAAACCTTTGGTGCGGATATTGGTTCCGCGCTGGCTGGTGAGGCTGTGGAGATCGACCCTGCCAGCAAGTTTGCGCAGAAAATGCAGACGAAGGTTGAGGGAGGCGGTGAGCTTTCAAACCGTCAGGTAGGTAAGCTTGTGCAGCAGAACGAGACCGCTATGCGCGAGAATGACGTGCAGAGCATCAGAACCGCGGCGGCAAACAGACTCACCGAGCTTGGCGAGAGCGGAAACGTTGACGTTATTGCCTCCGCGCTGACAAAGCAGGTGACGGGCGAGAGCTTGACGCACTCCGAGAAGAATGCGATCAAGGGCAGCAAGTACGCACAGCGCGTTGCAAACGAGCTTAAACCCGAGAATATCAGAAGCGGCGGTTATTCCTCTGCGTGGGCTGAAAAGATCGGTACCGACAGGATCAATGCTGCAGAATACGGCAAGATGATAGCGGAGCTGGAGCACGATGCTACCGATCCGAAGTTTGCTACAAATATTGTAAGTCCGCCTGACGAGCCGAAGGAGAAAGAGACCGAGGAAGCCGCGGCAACTGTTTCCAAAGTGGAAACGGTTCAAAATGTTGCGACCGACACAAATGTCGGTGACAAAGTGGTGCAGGAGCCTACGGTGGCAAGCGAGGGCTTGGCAGAGGCGCGTGAGGAAAAGGGCGCGACTTATGAGACGTCCGAAGTAAAGGACGCGCAGACGGGCAAGGTCGAGGCTTCCGAACAAATTGTTGACGCCAACAAAATGGTTGATGCTTCCGAGGCTGAACGTGTTGCTGACACCGGCGAAACGATCACCGAGGCAGAGGAAGAAAGTACCGTTACTCTTGAAGCGGCTTCCGCAAAATACGGAGCGCAGGCGGGTGCTATGGTTCACACCTACACCGAAGGTCAGGACGTTGCGCAGTATGATGCTGCATACCGTGTGGCTTACGATATGGGCAGAAGCGGCGTAAATCTTTCCTATGCTATGCAGAGCGAGGCGACGGCTTATCTTACCGAGGGACAGCGTCAGCTTGCTTATGAAGCGGGTACGGCGGCTTCAAAGGGAGCAGCCGAGGCGCAGGACGCGAAGAATAAGGCAGCTATCAATGGCAAGACAGGACGCAGACGCGGCACCGTTAAGGGTGAGGGCGTTAGCCTTTCCGATCTCAAGGCGACTTTCAATGACACGCAGGGTACTGCCTACAAGCTCCTTTCTACCTATGCAGAGGCAACCGGCGTTGATATTGTTCTTTACAGGTCCGAGGCAAACGCTGACGGCAAGTTTGAGGGCGCGCAGGGACGCTTCAAGTGGAGCGAGGACACCATTTATATTGATATTAACGCGGGACTTGCGGACATCAAGAGTGTAAATGACCTTGCAAAATACACTATGATGCGAACTTTTTCACACGAATTTACGCATTTTATTGAAAAATGGAACCCGATATGGTATAATGAACTAAGAAAGGTAGTTTTTGATACCATTACCGCGAGTGGCGAGAACGTTGACGGTCTTATAGCCGTTAAAATGGAGCAGGCGGAACTTGACTACGAGAAGGCGAGCCGCGAGGTGGTTGCCGAGGCTTTGACGGATATTCTTCCCGATGCAAACTTTGTGGAAGAGCTTGCGACGAAGCATAAGAACATCTTCGAGCAGCTTCTTGCGAAGCTGAAAGAATTCCTTGCCGATCTCCGTGCGTATTTCAGCACCATTGGTCCCAACTCCTCAAGAGAGGCGAACGCCCTCAAGGAGCAGGTGGGCGACAGCGTGAAGTATGTCGAGAGCGTTGTTAAGCTCTTTGACCGCGTGGCGGTGGAAGCGGTGGAAAACTACCAAATGACGGTTGCTACCGATATTAAAACAAATAATACTGACGGAGGTATTACTAATGTCACAGAACGAGCAGAAGAAGGCAAGAGCGCCGAGACCGTTCACGCCGGAAGAAATTCAGATACTAAAGGCGAAAAGAGCGGAGCGCGAGAGGAAGCTGGCGACAGATCCCGAGTATCGGAAACAGTACGAGGAGCGCAAGAAGAAAAACGAGAAACTCGAGATAATGTTCAAGGAACTCCACAGACACGAATAGACGATGATTCTTGGCTGACAGATACCGCTAATCATATTGCACCCGCAAAAGGCTCTGAACTGCAGAAAGCACAGCAAGCCTTTGCAGAGGAATACGGTGTTGAATGTTACGTTATCAAGGCTTCGGCTTGGCAGAGAGAGTCACAGGCGACTACTCACGGCGGAAAGGTATACGTTTCCGAAAGTATAGATGCTGATACCCTTGCAACGCTGGTGCCTCACGAGGGAACCCACACGATGAAGCAGCACGGATTCCAGCCGTATTTGGATTTTATCGAGGGAACGCCCGATAATCTTAATATTCAAGCTGATGAGACAGAAGATCTTTATAACGAAGTAGCCGGACACAGAAAAATTGATATTTTCGATATGACCAAAGAAGAATTTATAAATTTCTACGACGAGTTAAATTCTTTTGTGTACGGTATTGCCAAGAGCGGCATTATCGAGAATCCCGATTTTGATTACGGCTGGGTGAAGGGTGCATTCAATGACTTTGACGCATACATAAACGAGCTTGAGGCTATTCACGAGCAGTTTAAGAAGGAAAATGCACCGAAGCAGACTGCGGCACCCGAAGCAACTGCTCCCGAAGTGGACACCCGTTCACTTGAGGAAAGAGAAAAAGAGTATAAAAAGAAATACTCGAGCTGGCTGAAGCGTGCGATCAAACAGTACGTTATGCACTACGGCGACACGACGTTCCTTTCTAACGGTGCTTTAGGTATTAAAGCGTCCGAGGATATGATCGGATTCGCGCGGTCCGAGTTTGTGGGACAGGTGTACGAGACGGACGTACCCGATCAGGCGAAAACCGCGCTTGATAACGCTAAAACGCTTCTGACAGAAGCACCTCTCGAGGGAGCACTCAAAGATAACACCCCCGTTTACGTTTTTAACGTGGACGGCAAACAGAGGGTGTTTGACAAGAAGCACCTCTCGAAGCTTGACGGCAATCTGCTTTATATTGGCGATTTTACCCGAGAAGCCAAGATAATTAAAGCGGTTGACGCTGACGGTAACGTCGTGGGCTTCCTCTTGCCTATGAAGGTGAGCTATGAGGTTACAGCCACTAAACCGTCAAAGCTCAAGAGCTTTTCAAGTAAATTCCAATCTCAGATTACCAATCAGGAGGTAAACAATAATGTCGAAGAAACCGGAACAGTATTACCACATCGGAGTGATGGGGAGAGAGCTTCACGACTACTGGCAGAATCACAAACCGAAGATGTACAGGGAGATGGAGCAGAACGGAACCCTGTGGACAACGCTGGAGAGCGAGGGGGAGAGGCTCGACGAGATGATAATCGAGCTGATGAGACAGGGTCTCGCGGAAGATCAGGCGAAGGAGATAGCGAGAGCGGAGATCTACGACGAGATGATGATGGACTAAGTGCCGAGGATACCTCGGCTGCCGAAAAGCTGCACGAGGAAGTCGCGCAGCAGATCGCAGAGCAGTCCACCGAACAGCCGAAGGGCAGAAACTTTGTTATCGGTGACTCCCTTGATCTTCCGAACGGAGAAAAGGCGAGATATAAAGCCAATGTTGAGGCGATACGCCTTGTAAAGCAGCTTGAAGCCGAGGGCAGATATGCGACAGAGGCAGAGCAGGTTATCCTTTCCAAGTACGTTGGTTGGGGCGGTCTTGCAAATGCTTTCGATCAGAGAAAATCCGAGTGGGCGAAGGAATACACCGAGCTGAAAGAGCTTCTTTCTGACGAGGAGTATGCTTCCGCGCGCGGATCCACTCTTAACGCGCATTTCACCGATATATCGGTTATCAAGGCTATGTATGACGGTCTTGCGGGGCTGGGCTTTAACGGCGGCAGACTTCTTGAACCTTCATCGGGCGTTGGTAACTTTGTGGGCGCTATGCCTGCCGAAATGAGCGCAAAGGTCAAGAGCTGGACTATGGTGGAGCTTGACGGCATTACCGGTCTTATAGCTAAATACCTTTATCCTAATGCGGACGTTCGTATTCAGGGCTTTGAAAAGGCTAACATTCCCGACAACTATATGGACGTGGCGATCAGCAACGTTCCTTTCGGAAATTACGCTATTACCGACAAGGCATATCCTAAAAAGGTAACGAGCGCAATTCACAACTATTTCTTTGCGAAGTCGCTTGATAAGGTTCGTCCGGGCGGTATTGTGATGTTTATCACTTCTTCCTATACCATGAATAGCAAGGACGAAACCGTGCGCCGCTACATTATGCAGCGAGCTGACCTTCTCGGCGCGATCAGACTTCCTGATAATGCTTTCAAGGGTAATGCGGGTACAGAGGTTGTGACCGATATTCTCGTTCTCAAGAAGAGAGCGGCTAACACTCCTTACGCCGGCGAGGACTTCCTTGAGGCACCGTGGACGAGACTCCAAAACGAGAGTTACAACGGCGCGTATATCAACAGCTATTTCGAGGCTCACCCCGAAATGGTACTTGGTACTGCCACAATGGACGGCGGAATGTACCGTGGCGGCTCTCTTACCTACAAGGCACTTGAGGGCAAGGGCAGCCTTGGCGATCAGATCAGAGAGGCGTTTAAGTCTATCAAGGGCAAGATGGAATATCCCGCGACACAGAGCCGTGAGAAAACCAATTTTGCTGTTGAGAGGGCAAGCAAGGGAACCAAAGAGAACGGTCTTGTTGTTAAAGACGGCAAGGTTTATCAGAACAAGGGCGGCGAGCTTGTAGAGCAGACGGTTGCCAAAGGTGCTGCTGAACGCATCACCGGTATGCTTGAGATCCGCGACGCTGCAAAGGAGCTTATGACCTACCAGCAGCAGGGACTTAATGACAGCGAGATCAGACGGGCGAGAACAAAGCTTAATAAGGCTTACGACGCTTTTGTCAAGAAGTACGGCTTTATCAACACTCAGTCGAACAAGAACGCTATCAAGGACGATCCCGACAAATTCTCTATCTTTGCTCTTGAGAACTGGGACCCCGACACAAAAAAGGCAACAAAGGCGGACATCTTCTCGAAGAACACCATCGCGCCGAACCGCACCGTAACGTCTGCAAAGGACGTGGCGGAGGGTCTTATCGTTTCTGTCAATCAGACGGGCGGTGTAGACACGGCATTGATCGCGCGTTTGACCGGAAAGACAGAGGCGGACGTAACACGCGAGCTTATTGACGGCAGAAAGGCTTTCAAGAACCGAAACGGCGCACTTGAAGCGGCAGAGGTTTACCTTTCGGGTAACGTTCGTGCAAAGCTGCGTGACGCGGAGGCGCTTGTGCCGATAGACGCCGACTACAAACACAACGTTGAGGCGCTTAAATCGGTCATTCCCGCAGACGTGGGATATCAGGACATATTCGTAAACGCCGGTACACCTTGGATTCCGAACAGCGTATATTCCGATTTTGCGGCTTATATGCTCGGAGGACGCAATACCGAGTGGCGACAGGACGTTGACGTGACGAGAAACGCCGAGACGGGCAACTTCACCGTGGAGCTGAAGAGCCGTTATCTCAAGACAAACGCGGCGAACACGCAGAAGTGGGGCACCGCGCGCCGTTCCTTCCTTGATCTGTTTGACGCTATGCTTAACTCAAAGAGCGTGGTTGTCAAGGATAAGCTTTCAGACGGTTCTACCGTTATCAACAAGGACGCGACTGCGGCGGCTAACGAGAAGATCGAGAACATTCAGAAAGAATTCGGGGATTGGCTGTGGAAGGACGAGGCAAGGAGAACCGAGCTTGCGACCCTTTACAACGAGACCTTTA